TACTTATGTAAGCAAATTAAATGCTGGTACACTGACAGAAGACTACTATCGTGTTAAATCACGAAAAGGCGGACATCAGTTTGTCATGGATGATGGTAGTGTATTGGGAGCTGATCAGCTGGTTAGACTGCGTACAGCTCAAGGTCATCAGATCCTCATGCATGACACAGAAGAAACTATCTATATCAGTCATGCTAAAGGTAATAGTTGGGTAGAACTAACTAAAGATGGTAGTATTAACATCTATAGCAAAGCAGGATTTAATCTACGCAGTGAAGGCAATGTCAATATCCACAGTGATCAAAACATCAATTTGAATGCCGGTGGCAATATCTACATGAATCGGACTGCTAGTAATGCCGCAGCGATACATTCATTGCCTAATAGTTATTTCAATGCTAATACTGGCACTTGGTTAAGTCAGGCAAATGGTATCAGCACAATATCCACAGTGGCCCCTACACATGAGCCCTATTTTAGAGGATAAGTATTAATATGGCTACCATGTATAAAGGATTCTCAACTATAGGGCAAAACAAAAAGTTTCGCCTGACAGACTTTGACCTAGTAAAACGTGACATTCTAAATCACTTTTATATCCGCAAAGGCGAAAAACTGATGAATCCAAAATTTGGTACCGTTATTTGGAATCTCCTGTACGAACCGTTCACAGATGATTTAAAAAGCGTTATTCAAGCAGATATCAAAAGTATTGCTACATATGATCCACGTGTTAGTTTTGACAATATCGTAGTTACAGAATTTGATCAAGGCATACAAATATTGTTAGAACTACGCTATCTGCAGACTAATCAGTCAAGCCTAATGAACTTACAGTTCAATAACAATAGTAAAACACTTACAGTCGCATAATTAACTACGCACATATTTTTCCTGATAAATACTTAATATTAGGAAATAAAGATGGCAACCACAACACGACAAACCAGTTTATTAGTCGCAGAAGATTGGACTAAACTGTATCAAACTTTCCGTAGCGCAGACTTCCAAAGCTATGACTTCGAAACACTACGTGCTTCGATGATCAGCTACCTAAGAACCTACTATCCAGAAGACTTCAACGATTTCATTGAATCTAGTGAGTTTATTGCATTAATTGATACTATTGCTTTCTTAGGTCAGAGTCTGAGTTTCCGTGGTGACTTAAATGCTCGTGAAAACTTTATCGACACAGCACAGCGTCGTGACAGTATACTTAAACTAGCACGCTTAATCAGTTATACTCCCAAACGTAACATCAATGCTACGGGATTTTTAAAATTTGACAGTGTCAGCACCACAGAAAATATCTATGACAGTAATGGTATCAATTTAAGTGGCTTAGTGATTAACTGGGCAGATGCTGGTAATGATAACTGGCAAGAGCAGTTCAATGCTATATTAAATGCCGCATTGGTGACCAACACCACCATTGGCAAATCTAGTGCTAGTGAAGTGATAAATGGAGTTACCAATAACGAATACCATATTAATTTGGTATCTAGCATTGTGCCAACCTACGGTTTTTCACAGGTGATAGAAGGCTCAAAAACTGCATTTGAAATGGTCAGTCCAACGTTCCTTGGTCAGAGCTATGTTTATGAAACAGCCCCCAAACCTAATCTACCATTTAACTTCCTATACAAGAGTGATGGCCTAGGTAATTATAGTGTTAATACAGGATATTTCTTATATTTTAAACAAGGCACACTGGCCAGCGTAGATGTCAACTTCCAAGAAAGTCTACCTAATCGTGTGTACGGTGTAAATGTCGACAATATCAACAACACCGACATCTGGGTCTATAGCCTAGATAAAAATAACAATCCAGACGTACTATGGACACAGGTTCCTGCGGTAAATGCCACCAACGTTATCTACAATCAAAGTACTACACGCACTATCTATCAAGTTAACAGTCGTGCCGGTGACCAAATTGATCTAGTATTTGGTGATGGTAGTTTCAGTGACGTCCCACAAGGCAGTTTCCGTATCTACTATCGTGTGTCAAACGGTAAAGATTACAAGATTACACCAAATGAAATGCAGGGTGTTAATGTACCTATTAACTATGTTAGTCGCAGTGGACGCATTGAAACTATCACCATTCGTGCTAGTCTACGTTATACAGTGGCTAACGCTGTGTCACGTGAATCCATTGATGATATTCGTCAAAAAGCGCCACAACAGTATTACACACAGAATCGTATGGTCACAGGCGAAGACTACAATATCTTGCCTTATACATTGTTTAGTAATGTATTAAAAGTTAAAGCAGTAAATCGTACAAGTTCGGGTGTGTCGAGATATCTTGACGTTATTGATACCACTGGAAAATATTCAAGTACAAATATTTTCTGTCAGGACGGTATACTATATCGTGATCCATTCGTTAAATCATTTAACTTTGACTATGTCAGCACCAACGACATTTATAAAGTTATTAATAATCAAGTTAAACCTATTGCCAGTGAAAAAGAAACACTACAATACTTTTATGCTAATTATCCACTGATTGAATTGACTAATACCTATTGGCATTATTCAACAACTATCAATAATGGTTCAACTGGATATTTTGAAGACGCCAGCGGAAAAATTCTGCAAGTAGGACCTACGGTAGCTAATGCTGCTAGATATATTACTCAGGGTGCCATCGTGCGTTTTTCAGCAGGAGCCGGTAATTATTTTGATGCACAAAATACTGTACAAACAGGTACACCAAGTCATAACGGTGACAAATATTATATCTATGCTGCTGTTGAATTGTTAACAGGTGATGGCACTAACGGTGGGGTAGGTAATCTATCTAGTGGAGTTGGTCCAGTTGTACTTAATCAACTAGTTCCCGACGGGGCAATTGCTGATAAAATATACGCTGTATTCAATGTAGACTTTTCAACGAATGTCGTTAATACTATGATCAGTTACATACTGGCATTTGAAAACTTTGGCTTACGTTATGATGTTAATGCCACAGCTTGGACTATTATCGCCCCAGCTGATCTAAACACAACAGATCCGTTTAGTTTAACCCATGCAGGTGATACCAGTGGCACTGGATTGGACAGCAGTTGGTTAATTTACTTCCAAACACTAGGACAAACCTATACAGTATTCTATCGCGGATTGAATTATGTATTCTCTAGTGTAAAAGAAACTAACTTCTACTATGATGATAAAGTTAAAGTATTTGATCCAAAAACAGGTTTAACTATATACGATCAAATTAAAGTACTAAAAATGAACAGTCAACCCGATTCGGCCACTTCGTTGGCATTAGACTATCTTTGGTATGTTTATAAAAACATCATTGACGTTGACGGGTACGAAAATCCCAACAAGATTTATATCACATTCCCAGACAGTAACAGTGATGGGGTGCCTGATAATCCTGAACTATTTGAATTATTAGTTGCTCCTAACATAAACACGGACAGCAAATATGTTTACTTCCAATCAACGTATAGCTACGATAATTTTATCAATGAGACTCCAGTAGATAATAATCTTGTAATATCAACTTATACTACATTGCGTGCTATTGAAATTAACAAAACAAAATATCAGTCAGGTCAACTATTTTATATTCCAGCAGATAACATGTTCTATAAATTGACAATCAATGGTGCCAGTTACACTGTAAAGGATGTTACTGGTTATACGGCTAAGATTGGCCGACAAGACATTTATTTCCAATATCGTCATAATGCGCCAAACTATCGCCGAATTGATCCAAGTCCAAATAATATCATTGACTTGTATATATTAACCAAACAGTACGCTACAGATTATGTAGCATGGATCCAAGATACCAGTGGTGTAATTGCAGAGCCGACTCCGCCTACAGGTGAAGAGCTAGGATTAAGTTATAGCTCATTGGAAAATTATAAAACTGTATCAGATACTATTATCTATAACCCAGCTAAATTTAAACCAATCTTTGGTTCTAGTAGCAAAGGTGTTCCTCTTAACTTACAAGCAACATTTAAAGTGGTTAAAAATCCTAGTGTTGTGATCAGTGACAACGATGTCAAGACTAAAGTCATCGCGGCGATCAACCAATATTTTGATATCGCCAATTGGGACTTTGGTGAAACATTCTATTTCTCAGAACTATCAACATACCTACACAATCAACTAGCACCAAATATTTCAAGTATAATAATTGTGCCCAGTAGCCAATCTAGTGCGTTTGGTAGCCTATTACAGATCAATGCTGAGTTCAATGAGATTATACAAAGTGCTGCAACAGTGGACAACGTAGATATTATCTCTGCGATCACTGCTGCACAGCTCAATCAAACCGGCACAGTGGTAGTAGCTTAAATACATATAGACTATAAGAAGAAGAAACAATGGCTATAACTAGAAAAACCCGTAACTTTTTACCCAGCGTATTCCAAACTGATACGAATGAGAAATTCTTATCAGCTACTATGGATCAATTGATCAGTGAACCCATACTGACAAATTTATATGGATACATAGGAAGAAAATTTGCACCTACATTCAGAACAGGTGACAGTTATATTACAGAAAGTTCGGCAGATCGTCAAGACTATCAACTTGAATCTAGTGTAGTGGTTCGTAACGATCAAAATAATGTTACATTTTTTAGCAGTTATGTTGATTATGTAAACAAATTAAAATACTACGGAGCAATCACTGATAATCAAAGCAGATTATTTAATTCAGAATACTACAGCTTTGATCCACGTATTTCATTCGATAAATTTGTTAACTTTAGTCAATACTATTGGTTACCCGGTGGTCCGGATCCAGTTACTGTTGATACTACGGGATTAGAATTAGACGTAACTTATAATGTCAGCCGTGACGTAGCTACAGGACAATATATCTATACTAATAATGGCGTGGTAGATAACAGCGTTATATTACCGCGTGGTGGTGTTTATAAATTTGTTATTGATCAGCCAGGATATCCTTTCTGGATCCAAACAGAACTAGGTGTTGATGGTACACTAAATGCGACCCCAACACTAAGTTCACGTGATGTATTAGGCGTTGAAAATAATGGTACAGACAGTGGTACCATAACATTTACAATCCCACAAAAGACAGCACAGGATAGATTTACGCAAATGTCTACAGTAGGCACGATGGACTATGCTACTCCGGCAAGATTTAGTGACTGGGAAAATAAAACAGTAACTCAATTCCAATCAGCGTTCCCACAGTGGAACGGCATCACAGGACAACTACAAGGTAAACAATTAATTTTTGTCACTCAAGATGTGTATAACAACGAAGGTGACGTTCCTTGGACTGTACCCAATGTAATTGATCCTACAACAGGTAATGTTATTCCAGGATATGATGCTGGTACAATTATCAGCGAAGATCAGCGTTATGGTATATGGCAGGTTCAGCTATTAGACATTGGCATCGATGATCCATTGATTCGTATGGTCTGGATCAAAGATGTAAATGTAGATCAAAAAGTCTATATTCGTTATGGCTTGGTCAACGGTAACAAAGAATACTATAAAGACTACGATGGGTTCTTCCATCAACAACCATTATTAAGTAGTTTGCTAGATACATTATTTGCTCAAGATGGCGTTGATGCTAACTTCAATGATACATTTAAAGTTGTTGACTATGCGGGTTGGATGATTGATGTTGAAAATGATATATTAGGTCAACAAACATATACCAGTCCCAACGGTGTTGAATTTACCTCAGGATTAAAAATAGAATTTGATGTAGATGTTATGCCTGCTAGTTACCAACGTCGTCAATTCTATGTTGAGGGTGTTGGTGATATAGGTAGTGGTATTGTATTAGTACCAGTCGATGAACTAGTAACCCCAGAATTATACAATGATGAGAATGCCTTAAATTATCCTGGTAAAGTATTCCCAGAATACATCA